AAGCCCACACGTGACTATGGCTCGGCATTTCACTCGTCGAGAGCGTATGCGCTCCAGCCGACAGTGAATGACTGTGTGAATGACTTGGAGTGCTGTGCGTGTGGCTCGGTCCTGAGTGAGTATGCCCAGCGGATGTATGTGTATGGCTTGGGCCAGTATGTGTATGCGCGATACTAGGTGGGCTGGATAACCCGTGAGTACCACCAGAACTGACTGAACCCGTGACAACCCGCATAGCTTTATCATTATCAGCAGTCGATTTAGTCCAGCCGGTTGGAGCTGAAGTCTGCTGAAAAATCATCTTTGTCCCAGCCGCAAAAGCCTCGACTACACCCCAGCTAACACTACTCGCGTTAGTAGTAAGAAACTTACCAGCATTACCCGTCTGACTAGGAAAAACACCATCGATCTGGGTCTGAATAGCACTGGTGACCCCATCGGTGTAGTTCAATTCCGTATGTGTAGCCGTAACAGCGCCGGTCACCGCCCCGAAGGAATTCTTCAGAACGTTTTTGACACCTCTAAGATGTTCATCGCCACTGCTTACCAGATCTGACGAAACTGGATTCGTAGCAACTAAGTCATCTATGAATTTACCAGCTCCAGTCAGATCTTCGGTAGCCATCGTTATGCAATCCTAATAATAGCGTTGGATGAATCGGCTGCGGGGAACTGAATAGTAAAATCGCCTGCCGTAGACGTTTTATCCCCCCCAAAATCGAGCACCGCCACTGCCGCATTAGCTACTGTAGAACCAGAAGCTGTATTAGGCGTAGTGTTATAAATAAGTGCTCCACGAGCCGTTACAGTAGCCGTAGACCATGTAGTGTCTGCGAAGTCAGTAAAAGCCGTAGTACCTGAAGATGTCGGATCTATTTTAGTCAGCGTATTACCGCCAGCCGTGTAGTTAGTCCCTGTCACTTCCCCAGACGTAGTATACGCTGTGGTTGCTGCACCCAAAGAGGCAGAACTGGTATACAGGGCGATCTTGAAAGTATCCCCAGAAGAAAGGTCAAAGTCGTGTCCACCGTTAAGCACTGCCACCTTAAACGATGTGCACATTGCTTGAGATATAGCCATTATGTGTCTCCGTAATTAATAATTTATCCGCCAGAACGATACTTATCGTTAGGCTCTTTCACCGCCCCTAAAGCCTGTAGAGGTCTAAGAGACTCCATAAAACGCTGTTCGTACTGTTGTAACAAGTCCGTTTCGCCTTTCATGAAGATGTAAGCCTCTACTAATGCTCCATAGAGCATCGCTTGGCTTGCATTCGTACCTAGCCACGTAGCGCCAGAAGTGGCATCTACTATAGACTCAGGTCTGTAAAGATAGTGCAGCTCCACTGTATACGTCGAACCCGGCGTGGGAGCCAGAATGAAGTTAGCCTGTGTAAAGTTCGCGTAGTACTTCGGCTCCCCCGTAGCTGTAGGGTCAGGCCAATATTCCTGAATGAAATTAACGTCTTTATTCAGAAGGAACTTATGGTCTCCAGAGATCAATATCGACAGAGAAAAAGAACTAAGCCAGTCACCGGGTTTAGGAAAGTACTTGTTCCCCGAAGCAAGAGTAGCCGTAGCGTTCTTCCTGAACACTTCCAGCGTCGCTTCTTTCAGTATCCGCTCTTCAGCAACCTTGATAAACGTATCGAGCTGCGAAACAAACGTAGACTCAGTGTTCTCGCAGTAGTCCTGAATCGCTTGTTTAAGCGTAGTGTATGTAAATCCAGCCATTATGGGGTGCTCACAGTTACTGACCCAACATGCCCAGCCGCGTGCATGGGGGTATCTTCAAAAGGAACCGTGGGAACTCTACGCCCCACATGAATAACTAGGGGCTCCGTCCGAGCTGGACGAGCATCGCGTAGTGCTTCAGCATCTACACGGATAACAGGAGGATCTTCTTGGGGGTGTTTAAACTCGAAGCATTCAGGACAAACGCGAAGCCCAGTCCACTCCGCTCGAACATCCGAATAGGAGTAACTGAAGCCGCATCTATCGCATAAAGCTAATGCGTGTTTACCAGAGGCGAATGCCATATCTACCGTCCATAAGCTCTATTGGGATGTATATGCAAGGAGCCCCACTCACTGTCGCCATCCGCAGCACGCCGGAAGTCACTTTCATATAGTTCTTTCATAGGAATAGCCCTTTCGGGTGCAAGCTTTATAGCTAGGTAGAACGCTAGTCCAGAAACCATAGCCGGAATGAACCGACTAGGTACATCTACATCATTTGTAAGCGTGTCTGCATCTTGAACCTTTTGGACCCGGTACGATATAAGCTGATCAGTACTATTGTCCGGTGTGGGCCACAGATGAACCACTGGAGTGGTTGCGCGCTCGAAATACAACTGTGTTGGTCGTCCCTCGGTAGTTTTCTTTGGAATGTGGAGATAGTCCCCACGGCTAATGCGCTGAATAGCGTAGTCAACACTATCACGGCGAAGAACCGCTTCCAGAACATCAATGTCATAGGCGTTAAGAGTGTAGCCTGCTGTACTAGCAGTCAACGTCAAAGAAACCTGATTAACCGTCCAGAGGTTAATCCCCCTGTTACTCCAGTCCTGAAACATGACATTAAGACTGCGTCGAGCACGCTGAGCATCATAGCCTGTACGAAGCTCCTTCCCAACAAGCTCATACGCTTCCTCAATAACATCAGAAACGTCTAACTTAAAGTCTCTACTGCCGCTAGTAGCCATTAATACAATTTAGTCCTTTTAGGACGCTGAACTGCCCCACCACCTCGAAACACTGTACCACCGCGTTTATATCCATCTGGCCCCGCATCTGACGGCGTCCTTCTGCCTTTCCAATCACCGCCTTTAGGCCAATCCTTGGTGGGGTCCCAAGACCCCGTATGCGCACCCTCTTCCCTGAGCTCAGTGGAATAGCTTTTTTTGTTCCATGGAAAAGTCTTCTCTCCTTCAGCCAGCGCAGCGTTGAACGCTTCATTAAACGTTTGCTTCGACTTTGGCTTTGACTTTGGCTTTGACTTCTTAGCCATGCTATTTACCTCTGAATCGAGCTTTACCCCAACCGCGAGGTTTAACTACTCCACCACCCTTTTTAAACCCAAGAAAGGATGTAAAATCATCCCATGACGAAGAGCCTTTCTCAACTGGGGACGAAGAGCCTTTCTTAGCTGGAGGTGCAGAAGCCTTCTCGCCTTTGTGTCTTGTATGAAAAAGCTTACCTTTTCGTGGACCCGGTCCTGTATACGTGAATTCCTTTTTTCCCGCGTCACGAGCGGCCTTAAATTGTCTACCAAATGGCGAAAGCGTAGATGTAGACTTCTTCACCTTAGGCGGAGTGTCCTTTGACTTAGGCGTGGTAGGAGAAGCCTTCTTCACGTACTGCTCTTGTGCCGGTGAGACTGGATGACCTGCAGTCTTACTTTTACCAGTACTGTTCTTACCCGTACCGGAGGTCGCCGCCACTTTCTTTCTAGCTCGCAGCATACCGGCACTCGGCTTTCCTTGAGAAGACGTAGCAGATGCACCCTTTGAAAAAAGATCTCGCCGCTCTCCCTGCGCCACTCTAGCTCTTCCTAAACCTGCTGCTTTCGCTTCTCTTGCCTTTTTCCGCAGAAGCCTCTTCTGATCACGTTCCTTACTAGTCATATCAAATCACCTTATCTTAGCTGGTCGAGTGCCGCGAGACGCGCACCCGCAACCTTTAGCTTTACGGCTAACCCTACCGCCTGATTTATACCCGGCACTGGAGTCATCCTTCCAAGTCAGACCATGTTCTTGATCAAACGCACTGTCTCGAATCCCTTGGCGAACGTCGTTCCTGCGTCTACGTTCCTTTTCCTCAGGAGACATTTCTTCCTTCTTCTCTTCGTCTTTACGACCAAAAAAGGGAGAATCATCATACCCAATAAGAGACCCTATAGGATCAACAAGGGTCTTCATAATGTGCTTAACACCCATCGTATTCTCCTAGTTGTAGACCACCGTGCACGACGTAACATTCGACAGTGTTGCATACGCCGACGTTTCACATCGTATGGGAGACCCGCTTAAAGGAATGTATTGAGCTGTTGTAGCTGAAGCAGGTGTGGCAATCGTAATCATCGCGGTGCCACTAGCTCCACCATCCTTAATAATAACGGACCCGGCAGTGCCACTAGCCACATAATAGATGCCTACGACACGCGCTGGGCCAGCAAATACAGCCCCGCTAGACGTTACTGTAGTAGATTTAGAATCACTATGCATATCTCACTCCTAGGACTGAGATGCCCAGATTCCTGTAGCCGTTGTGACAAACCAATCAGAACCATCACAGACGATAGTAGCGGTGTCGCCTTTATTCGCCGTAGCTTTGGTATTAATCAGATCTTTGTCATCCGTGCCGCTAAACTCCACAACAGAAGCCGCTAGAGTCACAGAACCCCAGATTGCATCTGCAGAAGCAGGTGAGACAGTAATAATGTTATTACCATCAGCGCCGGAATTAACAAAGGTAAAAGACCAACCCGCCGAACTAGATGCCGCAGGTAAGGTAATAACGAGTGCATCGGTAGCAACCATTAAGGTCTTACCGTTGTCGTTACCATCTAAAGTAGTTGAAGCTGTCAATGTTTCAATCGACCCGGAGCCAATAGCAATTGGTCCGCTAAAATGTGTCGCTGCCATGATTGTTTCCTCTTTAGGCTTGAGTCAACTCCAGAAATGAGTTCTGGATATATAGGTTTAGTTTATACACGCACAGAGTGTAACGTGTCAAGAATATGAAAAGAGGGCCTCGAAAGGCCCTCCATCGTTCTACTAAGCTCCCGGCGATCCGTAGATGCCAAGTGGGTCACTCCAGCCGAAGCTGTAGCGTTCCCGCGCTTTGTAACGAACATTACCAGTATCGAAGTCGCCTTCCATCTTGGTAGATAGTGCAACACGATTAAACCTC